GGCCCGCCGTCCTTGAACCCGTCCATCTCGCGCGCGAGGCTCGCGAACTTGCGGTGCTCGGCGAGGAACCCGCGCCAGAGTTCGCCGGGCTTGACCAACCAGCCGCGGTCGGTCGAGCGGCGCTCGGGCACCACCTTCACGGCGTTGGCGACGATCGAGTCCTGCAGTTCCGCAACGACCGCCTGCAGTTCGCGCTCGTCGGCGGCGAGGAGGAGCTTCTTCTTCAGCCGGCCCAGGTGGTCGATGTTCTTCACGGCGTCCACGAGGCCGCGGAAGTCCTCGAACGAGAGCGTGCTGTAGTGCTGGCGCGAGGCCTCGTTCTGCAACGCCTCGCTGATCGTGGGCTCGAGGCCCTGCGCGCGCTGCGCGGCGATCCACTCGGCCAGCGCCTTGCGCTTCTGGATCTGCGGCCCGCTCGCCGGGCGCAGGTCGTAGCGCTCGAGGATCTGGTCGATCTGCTCCAGGTACTCGGGGTCGATGTTCTTGCGGGTGCCCTCGACGTCGAACTTCTTCAGGTAGCGGATGCCCTTCTCGATCTCGGCCACGGCGGCGGTCGACACCTTCGCCGCGTAGAAGTTGACGAGTTGGTTGCGCTTCTCGACGGCCTGCTCCTGCGGCGTCTTCGCCGTCAGCGCCGCCTTCGCCGCGCGCGCCTCGGCGTTCACGAACTGCGTGGGCTTGATGTCGCGCAGGGCCTTGCGACCGATGATCTGCTCGGCGAAGTCCTTCGCCGCCTTGGCGAGCACGTTGACGCTGCCGCCGCCCGGCGTCTTCTCCGACTTCGTGGCCGAGCGCGCGAGGAATCGGAGCTCGGCGGCGATCGCCCGCGCGCGGGCCTCGTTGTGCACGGCGCGGTCGGCGGCCGTGGCGATCATCTGCTCGTCGACCAGTTCGCCGTGCTGCTCGAGCATGCGCTGGTCGGTCATGCCCTCGACCATCACGGCCTCAGGATCGGCGGCGAGGATCTCGCGCACGAGGTGGTCGCCCGAGCGGAACCCGAAGAGTTCGGCCACGAGGTCGGGGTGCAGGCCCTCGGTCGCGGCGAGGCCGTTCTTGCCGACGGCGAGGTAGCGCCAGGGCGCGGCCGGGCCGTCGCCGTACATCTCCTTCAGCGCGGCCAGGTCGAGCTTGCCGGCGAGCTCGACCCCCTTGCCGAGGAGCACGTTCTGATCGAGCTCGCCGTAGCGCAGGAACCGCTGCACGGCGTAGACGGGCATCGCGCGGACCTCGGCGGTGACCTCGGCCTCGACCTTCTTGCGCGCCTCGGCGCCCTGCTTTTGCAGGTCGGCGATCACCTTCGAGCGCGCGTTCGCGAGCCACTTCAGGTCGGCGAGGCTCTTTCGCTCGAGCTCGGTCGTCGCGCGCTCGGTGGCCTCGGCGTGCAGGGCCTGGTAGTCGCGCCACTCCTCGACCGTGGCGCCGGCCGCCTCCTGGGAGGCGAACATCGGGGCGTAGGCGCGCAGCGTCTCGGAGAGCTTGATCTGCTCCTCGGTGGCGAGGAGGCGCGAGTAGACGCCCTCTACCTCGGGCGTGAGCTTCACGTTCAGCGCCTTGATCGACTGGTAGACCGACTTCATCCACGCCTTTACGCGCGAGAAGAACCCCTGCATCTCGACCGTCGGCGACTCACCCTTCAGGAGGAACGCCTCGTACCCGCGCGCGAACTGCTCGTGGTAGGGGCGCTTCTCCTCGAGGGACATGGCGCGCCACACTTCGAGGGGCGTCGCGCCGGCGGGCAGTTCGGCGGGGGCGGCGGGGGTTTCGTCGGACTGCTTCAGGATGTTCGGGTCGTTCGGGTCATAGGTGCCGCGGTTGCCGAGAGCGCTCTTCACCTGCTTGCCGTCGAACGGCATCAGGTGCAGCGTGCCCGGCTCGACGCCCGCCATGCCCTGCAAACGCGCCCCGCCGAACCCGCGGCGAGCGCTGCCGAAGGCGAGATCGGCGTCCATGACGAAACCGTCGTATCCGGCTTCGCGCGCGACTTCCTGCACGAATTGGCCTAGGCTCGCCGGCCGGCCGTCGGGGTCCGTCTCGGCGTAGATGCTTTTCTCCGCTTGCCGCCAGATGTCGTGCGCGTGCACGCCGTCGAGCGCGCGCTCGTAGACGAAGTCGACCACGGCCGAAACATCAACCCCCCACGCTTCGCCGGTGTTGCGGAGCGCCTCGATGAAGTCCAGGGCACTACCCTTCTCGCTGCCGTCGACAATGTCGCCGTCCTCGTTCGTCTCGTAGTCGATCGAGAGCGTGGTGCCAGACGGGCGGATGTCGAAGGGGCGCAGGATCTTCACCCACACCGGCATCACGAGGCCCTGGGACTCGCCCGCCACTTCCGCGCGTGCAGCGTGGTCGATGGCGTCGTCGCCGTACATCCCTTCGGCCCTTTCCTTCTGCTGCTCAGTGAGATCCCGGTAGTCGAAGCCCGCGTCGATGTCGAGCCTGTCCGCGACCTCGGCCCGCGCCTCGGCGTTGGCGTCGAGGAAGTCCGACATGAGCTCGTCGCGAACGTACTGGTCTTCACCCCAGGACGAACCGATCTCCTCGGCCCGGCGCCTGACGCGCCCGGTCAAATCCGGCCCCATGCCCGCGTAGTTCGAGCTCGCGTCGTCGCGCGACGTGGTGACGTAGAACCCGACCCCGAGGTAGCCCTCCGCGCTGCCGGTCGCGGGGTTGGTGTTTACCTTCTCGATGCCTGTGTGCGTCGTGCCGTGGAACCCCTCAAAGACAGCGGGCCCCCCGTCGTAGCTTTCGGTGTCCTCGGCCCGCACGACCGGGGCGCCTTCTGTCCACCTCTGGAAAGCGTTGGTATCGGGCGGCCCCTGCCCCAGCTCCCCGCCCTGCTCGCCTCCCTTCGGCGGCTTCGTCGCCTTGATCCCGAACCACTTCATCACGGCGTTCGCGTCCGCGACGATGTCGGCCGGCGCGCTCGGCTGCGTGGCGAGGTCGACCAGCACCTCGAGGAAGAAGTGCCCGAGCTCGTGGTGGAACGTGGAGAGGTCCGCGTTCTTCAGGATCGTGATCGTCGCGCCGGCCTTGATGTCGGCGCCGAAGCTGATCTGCCCGCGGGCGCCGGCTTGCGGGTTGAGCGACTGCTCGAGCACCTGCCGGCGCTCCTCGGCCGTCACCGGCTCGCCGTTCTTGTGGGTGATCGTGACGAGCTTGTCGTCGAACACCACGAGGTTGCGGGTGCCGCTGCCGTCGGCGCGCGAGTTGCCGTCGAGGTACTTGATGCCGGGAATGCCGGCGGCGAGAAGCGCCAGCGAACCTGCACGGGGGTCCGGCTTGAAGTCGGCGCGCTTAGACGACGCATAAGAAACCTCTGCGTACACCTCTGCGCCGGTCATATCGAGGAGCGCCTCCTCTCCGTTGACAGCGGCAAAGTGCTCCCCGAAATTCTCTGCGATGGCAGCCTGCACCCCCGGCGCCTGCTCGGAGAGCGGCTTGTCCCAGTCGAGCATCATCGCGACGGCGCCGTCGGGGATCTCGACCTGGTAAAGGGCGCCCTTGTTCTCCGCAATGCTGCCCGCCTTCAGCTTCTTCGCCAGCTTGACGAACTCCTTGCTGTACGCGACCGCCCGTTCCGCGTCGACCACGGCGCTCTCGTCATAGGTGAAGAGGCGCATATCGCCCCACTCCTCGCCCATATCCACCGTCTTGCCGAGGTTGGCCCGCGCATCTGCGAGATTGCTTTCGGCCTGCGCCAGCGATTCCGCCGCGTCCGCTCGAATGCGATCGACAGCCTCCGCGGGGGACAAGCCATCTCCGCGCGGATCGGTCGCGCGAACGAAACGCTCGACGACAGATCGCTCGGGCGACTCCGAAACGCTCGGCAGGGCCGAGTAAGGGACGCCGTTAAGCGTGTACCCCCCTGCCGTCAGTCGGTTCCGATACCCGATAGCAATACCCAAATTCTCCGCGAAGTACAGCCCCCACCCATACGCCTGCGCGCCCTCGCCCGTGCCGATGTAGTCGAGGCTGAAGCGCGGGAAGTCGTGCGGGCTGCCGTGGTAGGCGGGCTGGTTGAGGGTGCCGGCCGGGCGCCGGTACATGGTGTCGGAGATACTGAGCCGGAAATCCTTGTTCCGCCCTTTGTTGTCCACGAATCCGAACCGCTTGTAGAACTCGCGCAGGCGCGACCCCGACGACGTTTTCGGGCCGTCCTCGATAGGCTGGTAGCCCTTCTCGGCGAGGCCGAGCGTGATGCGGACGCCTTGCTGGTCCGCCCAGCCCACGAGCGCCTGCATTGCCTTCGTGCCTGCCCCGGTGCCGGTGCGCTCGACGGCTATCGTGTCAAGTCGCACGTCGCCGCTCGGCAGCAGTTGCAGGTCGAGCGTGTGCACGCCGTGGGCCTGCCGCAAGGATTCGGCGAACGAGTCGACAGCCTCTTTCGTGAGCGGCTCCGCCCCCTGATCCATCACGTTCCCGCCCGCCACGCCCTCGGCCGCGATCGAGAGCGGGTAGCGCGCCGCCATCTCGGTCGGCGTCATGCCCGCGCGCTTCGCCATCGTCGCGTAGAAGTTCGCCGCGAACTGGGCGTAGACCTCGTTCACCTGCGCGGTGAATCGGTTCGCCTGGGCGAGTTGCTGGCGGATGTTCTCGCGCACCGTGTCGATCTCGGCGCGCGCGGCCTCGACGTCGGCCGCCGCCGCGATCGTCTTCTCGACCTGCGCGCGGAACTCCTCGGCCTGCGTCTGCAGGAACGTCTGTGCCTCGGCCTGGCTGATGCCGTCCTCGGTCTTCAGGTGCGGGAGCAGCGCCGTGCTGAGATCGGACTGCGCCATCGTGGCGAAGTCGCCGACCTTGATCCGCACATCGCCGCCGGCCAGCACCGCCTCGGGCAGCGATTGCTGCACTTCCGGCGGCAGCACGGTCGCGTCCACGCCGGCCTGCTGCAGCGTCTGCATCAGCACGCGGGCGTCGACGTAGAGTTCCTGCACCGGGCCGTCCTCGGCCACGGCTTGCACGAACTCACCGAAGGTCTGCGGGTCGCGTTGCGCCACCTTGGACGCCTGCGCCAGCTTGTGCAGCGCATCGAGTTGGCGCCACTGCTCCTCGGCCTGCGTGACGCGGTCGGTACGCATCGCGCGCTCGGCGAGCGAGGTGACGGCCACCTGCCCGCCCGCGCCGACCAGCGTGGCGACAAAGGTCTGCACGGCCGCGCTCGGGCGCTCGGCCGCGTAGTCGCCGAGGGTCTTCTGCGGGTTGAGCACCGCCCACTCGTTCATGTCCTGCAGGAGCGTCGCGATCTGCTCGCCGACGACCTCGTTCCCGGCGAAGCCCAGTGCGCGCTTCACGAACGGCGCGCCGACCTGCAGCAACTTGCCCAGGGCGAGGCCCTCGGTCCAGTATTCGATCACGCCCTGCGACGCGCCGAACGTCGCCGCGCGCAGCGGGTCGACCCCCTTGTCGCGCGCCTGGCCGTAGGCCTCGCCGCCGGTCATCACCGACATCGGAAGCAGCGCGGCGTTCATGCCCTGCGCCGTGGCCTGCGCGCCGGTCGCGCCCGCGCCGAGGCTCAGGTTCCGCAGCGCCACGGCCGCGGGAAGCGTGAGCAGGTTCTGGCCCAGCGACTGCAGGCCCGAGTAGTAGCCCTTCTCGATGTCGCCGGCGTTCGGATTCTCGTCGCGGCGCAGATCCTTGCCGAACGCGCCCTGGTCGCGTTGGATGCGCCGCAGGTAGTCCGCGGCCTGCGCCGCCGGGTCGTTCGTCGTGAAGGGCAGCGCGGATACGAGCGGGTTCGTCAGGTACTTCGAGACGATCTCGAACGGCGCGGCCGCGGCGCCGGCGAGCGCGGCGTTCGCACCGGGCAGGCTTGCGCCCAGCGCGGCGCCCGAGTTGCCGAGGAACCGCACCGCGCGCCCGATCGTCGAGAGGCCCTCGACGTCGTCGTGCGCGATCTTCGCGAATCCGGGGTCGGCCAGTTGCCGCGCCAGCACGGGGTCGCCGGCGGCGAGCTCGCTCGCGCGGCGCAGCCGCGCCTCGGCCTGAAGCTGGGGGAGGTTGCGCTCGGCCGTGCCCAGGGGCAGCGACTCGTCGCGCGCGATGCGCCGGGCAGCGGCGGCCTCGTCGGGGTTGACGGGCAGCGCCTGGCGCACCGACGCCTCGACCTGCGTCGGCTGCGTCGTGAAGAGCGCGTCGGAAGGCAGGCCCCGCGCGTTCGACGTCAGTCGCGACTCGTCGGCCTCGAAGAGCGCGTCGGAGGGCAGGCTCACTGCGGCACCCGCTTCGCCGGGTCACGCTTGCCCCACGCGGCGCGGTCGAGCACCCACATCTGCGCGACCGCCGACTGCGTGAGCGGCTTGCCGTTCGCGCGCAGCTTGCCGGCCGCATACTGCCGATAGTCTGGCGGCACGCTCGAGAGCATGAGCTCCTCGCCGTTCACCACGACGTAGGCCTTCTCGGCGTCGCCCGCCTTCAGGAGCACGCCGGGCTGCTTCGCGTCGAACCACCAGTCGCGCGAGCGGATCACCTGGTCGTCGACAATGCGCTGCATGATCGCGCCCTTCTCCTCGCGCGTGAGCGGTTTCTGCTTGCCCCGCTGCTGCTCGATCAGCGCGATCTCGCCCTCGACGCGATCCTTCAGCGTGACGAGGTTGGCGCGCTGCTCGGGGTTCAGCTTGGACGGCGGTTCGCTCGCCTTGAATCCCGCGGCGTCGGCGATCACCTTGAACTGGTCGTGGTCGATCTTCGCCTCGGCGAGCTTGGAGGCGTTCGCCTTCAGCGCGTCGTAGCGCGTGAGCAGTTGCTGCGTGTTCTTCGGGCCGATGACGTCGCCGTAGGCGAGGAGCGCGTTGCGGTCCATCGCGACCAGCGACTCGGGGTCCATGAGGCGCGCGAGCACGGGCTCACCGTTGTACTCGATCTCGGCGCGCCGGCGCTGCTCGCGCGTGTAGCGCAGAGTCTCGGCCGCGTTCGCGCGCGCGAGGTCGTTGTGCTGCTTCGCCTGGAAGAACTGCAGCATCTTCACCCGCTCGTCGGGGTCGGCGTTCATGTAGCGCGGGTCGGTCTGGAGCGCGGCCTGCGTGCGGATCTTGCCGCCCATGATGTCTTCGTTCACCGGGCCGCGGATCGCTTCCTTCTTCTCGCCGAAGTATTGCTTGATGCGCGCGACGACGTGCTCCTCCTGCGGGCCGCTGAAGCGCTTCCTCGCCTCCTCGACCGCCTGCGCTTCGGTCATGCCGGCCTGCAGCACCTCGTCGCGGAAATTCTGCGCCAGCACGTCCTTGCCTCCCTCGCGCAGCGCCTTCGAGAAGACGTCGTGCTGCGTGCCGTCGATCTCGCCCTTGTTGGCGTCGAAGTAGGCCTTCGCCGCCATGTAGTCTTCCTTCGAGTTGAGGAGATAGTTGAACACCTCCTGGTGCAGCTTCGTCGTGCGCTTCATGCGCTCGCCGGCGAGCTTCGCCTCGTCCCAGCCCAGCGTCTGCCCCACGCGCGCGGTCGAGCCCATGATCGACGCCCGCGCCTTCGCCACGGTGTCGGCGTTCGGGTTCGCGGCGGCGAGGCCGATGTCGGCGGCGAGCGCCGCGTCCTCGCTCTCGAGGTAGGACTTCTGGCGGTGCTCGGCCTCGAACCCCGAGATCGAGTGCAGGCTCGACTGGCGCGTGCCCGCGAGTCGGATACGCAGCATCCGGCGCTGCTCGTCGTTGCCGAGCTTCTCCTCGGCCGTCTTCACCGAGTCGTCCCACCACTTCGTCGTGTCGTCGGTCACGCCGACGGCGTTGCGGCCCTGGCGCTTCTCGCGCACGCCGCGCTCGTATTTCAGGTACTCGTCCTTCACCGCCGTCTCGGCGCGCAGCACCGCGTCGGCGTTCTCGCGCTCGGCGATCTGAGCGCCGGCCGCCATCAGGCCGGTGCCGGCATCGCCCAGCCCCTTGCCCAGCGCGGCGTCGGCGCGCGCGCTCGTGGTGAACTGATCGCCGCTCACGCGCGCGGGCTCGCCCGGCGCGCGCAGCGGGGCCGCGGCTACCTGCAGGTCGTCATAGGTCGGGACGCGCGCCATGGTGCTAGACCGCGAGGCCCTTCTGCAGGCGATACCACCCGCTCGCCACCGACCCCGCACCCGAGAGGAGCGTGGCCGCCTTCAGCGTGCCGGCACTCGCGTCCTCGTTCCCCGCGACCCAGTCGAGCAGGTTCGCGTTCGCACCCTTTGCCTTCGACGTCTCGCGCAGCGCCCACGCCTCGCGATCGGCGTTCGTCCGCAGCGTGCCGACGTCGGTGTTCAGCATGAAGGTCGTGTCGTTCAGGATGTTGAACGCCGACCCCTCCCCCATGTCCAGGCCCGCCGCGGCGAAGCGCGCACGCTGCGCGGAGGTGAGGCGCGCGGCGTCCATGCGGAGCTTCTGCTCGTTCTTCTGCGCGTTCTCGCGCGCGACCGCCGCCTGCTGGTCGGTGACCGACGCGGAGTTGCGCTCGAGCGCGGCGTTGTACCGGCTCGCGGCGGCAGTGCCCTTCGCCTTGTCGCTCGCGGCGCCTGCGGCGAGGAAGGTGCCGGCGGCCTGCGCGGCGAGGCCCGCCATGCCCGCCATCTTGCCCAGGTCGAGCTTGCCGGCGTCCTTGCCCACCTCGGCCGCGGGCTGCGCGGAGTCGAAGGGACCGTAGGCGCGGTCGACGAATTCCGGCGACACCGAGGCATCCGGCGTCGGCGCGGAGGGGAACCACGACGAACCGTCAGTCGGGATGCACATGGTCGTACCCCATGTCGAACGGATGGAACATCACGCCCTCCGGGCCGTAGGGCACCGGCGGGTGGATCCGAAAGCCGATCCGGCGCAGCCAGCGCACGCTCGTCGTATTGCGCGCATCGACGAAGTTGAGCAGGCGGCCGTACTCGTCCAGCATTCGGCGAGCATATTTCCGCCCCCATGCCACAAGCGTGCGGGGGTGGTTCGCCGCCCGGTCGGTGCCCAGCATCCATGGCGACGCACCCTGCGGCAGCGGCGCGGCGCCGAACACGGCGAGGGGCGTGCCGTCGGCCTCGGCGAAGACCCACAGGCGGGCCGAGGCGCGCACGGCGTCTTCCAGCACCTGCCTCACGGTTTTCTCACGCCCGACCGAGGCGGCCAGTTCCTTGCGATCGGCCTTGCGAAGGTGCTCGGCCAGGTAGTCGAGGTCGCCCTCGCGGAGCTCGCGCACCACCGGACTAGCCGCCAACGGCCACCTCGAGCGTCATGCCCGCCACCGTGATCGGGAGGGGGTCGGTTTGCTGCACGCAAATCTGCGAGTCCTCGGCCCAGTCGCCGTCGACCGTGATGCGGACGATCCCCGTCTGCAGTGCGGGCGGGGTGTCGTAGTCCTCGTTCGTGCGCGCCGGCAGTTCGCGCAGCGTGTCGAAGTCGGGGCCTGCCCAAATGCCGCCCGACTCGTAGACGCGAAGCAGCACCTCGTTCACGTTCTTCACCGACCCCTGGCCGAAGGCGAGCGCCTGCTCGACGGCCAGCGGCAGGAGTTGCATCCGCGCGGTGATCGGCAGGCCGATGTGCACGACGTCGGGCGCGGCCTCGAGGTCGAGCGTGACCTGGCCGTCGGTGACGGTCTTCCGGGGCAGCACCGCGCCGTCGGCGAGGATCGACACCTCCTCGCCCTCGAGGTGCCAGAGGCCGGGGATGGTGACGCTCGAGGGCGCGTCGACCGTGAGCCCCGCGTCGACGATGAAGTGCGCGGCCTGCGTGGTCTGGATGCGGTTCGCGAGGCGCTCGATGTAGCGCACGGTGCGCCCGTCGATCGTGCGCCGCACGAGGGCGTAGAGCGGGTAGTCGTCGCCCTCGCGCACCGCGCACACCGACTCGAAGTACCCGTCGGTTTCGTGCTGGTGCCAGGCGAGCACCTCGTGCTCGGGCACGTGCGTGACCCCGAGGAGCTTGCCGTCTGAGCGCACGGCCCAGCCCATCTTCAGTTGCCCCTCGGTATAGGCGAGGTCGTCCAGCGTGTAGCCGCGGAAGAGGTGCGGCGCCATGATCGAGATGTCGGAGGCGACGTAGTTCTGCGCCTCCCATCGATACTTCATCTCGATCAGTTGCGCGCCCGTGGTGGCGACGTAGATGACCGAGCTCGGCGTGATGATCGGCTGCACGCTCGACGCGCCGTAGCCGAAGATCGCCTTCGGCAGGGCCGAGGTCGGCGTGAGGATGTCGGAGTTCTGCGGCGCGATCTTCCAGGGCTGGCCGCTGGTCAGCATGAGCAGGTTGTCGGTCGCCACGACGTGGCGGATGCGGTTCACCTGGCGCGCGAGGATGTTGCCCTGGATCGAGTCGTCGTCGCGCGTCGGGATCGAGTACGAGAGGTTCGACTCGCTCGCGCTCTTCGTGAGCCAGTATTTCTGCGGCTTGTTGTTCGTGCCCGCGAAGACGCGCCGGCCCTCGTAGTAGCCGACGGCGCCGGGGTAGTTGTCGGCGCTGCCGAAGGGCGCGTTCGCCTCGGGCGGCGTCTGCGACACGTCGGGCGTGATGTTGTTGTCGCGCAGCGCCGACCCGTCGGTCTGCCCGATGTACCCGTAGAGGCCGTTCGAGAGCTTGTAGACGTTGTAGCGCACCGCGCCCGAGACGGCCGGCGGGTCGACGTCGATATAGTTGCCGGCCACCGTGAGGTCGAGCGAGGTGTTCGCGCTCGTGCTCGCGAGCGACTCCTCGAGCGTGTCGGCGGCGAGCGCCGTGACCTTGTAGGTGTGCGTGATCGGCGTGCCGCCGCCCGGCCCGCCGGTGGAGAGCGTCGGCGCGGACGGCGTCGAGATCGACGGCGCGAAGGTCGGGTTCGTGAGCGTCCAGTTCGTCGCGCCGACGCGGCGCAGTTCGGACACCGCGTAGCTCGGGTGCACGATCGTCAGCACGTCGGCCGACTGCGTGAAGTGCAGGTCGAAGAGGTCGGCCTCGGCGAACGTGGTCGCGAGCGTGTAGACGCGCGCGGCCGTGCCGCCCGAGGTGTAGGTGCCGAACGCGCTGGTGTCGATGTTCGCGCCCCAGAGGTCGGTCAGTTGGAACGTGTTCGCGCCGGCGTTCACGGCCGCCACCTTCACGTAGCGGCCGTTCAGTTCGGTCATGCCGCCGATGCCCGACAGGTACATCCCGTCGCCGTTCGAGGGGTCGCTGCCGGTATAGGTGAGCACGCCGGGGTTCGCCTTCGTGATCCCGGTGATCGCGAGCCCCGTCTCGAGCAGCGTCGCGCCCTCGGTGTGGAAGCGGATGTAGTTGTGCCCGAACTCCAGCACCATCGTCTGCTCGGAGGAGAACTGGAACGGCACGAGGCGCACGGCGCGCGTGGAGTCCTTGGCCTCGTTCACGAACGCGAAGCCGGGGCGGTTCTGCGCCGGGCCGTGCGGCAAGATCCAGAAGTTCTTCGCGAGCGCGAGGCCCGTCTGGAACTTCGTCAGGTCGAGGCGCCCGTAGAGCTCGGGCGTGATCTCGCCGCCGGCGAAGCTGCGGATGTGCTGCTTCGTGCGCGCCATCAGTTCGACCGGGCGGCGATGTGCGCCGGCACCGCCTCGTCACGGGCGCGCGTGAGACTGGTGTGCGCGTCGAGCGCGGTGGCCTGGGACATGGCGAGCTCGGCCGCCTGCGCGAGCGCCTGCGCCACCTTGAGATCCTTCACGAGCGAGCCGGCCAGGTACTGCGCGAGCCGGTAGGAGAGCGCGAGCACGAAGCCCGGCGTGTACTTCACCGAGTCCTCCTGCTTCCAGATGTAGCGCACCTGCGCGTTCTCGACGTTGGTGTAGATGATGCCGCTGCCGTCGTCGTTCGTCTCCTCGACGAACTTCTGCGTCTCGGTGTCGTCGGTCGACTCGGGAAGCAGCACCGAGACGATGCGGATGGCGAGGTTCGGCCGCGCATAGGCGAAGCCCCACAGTGCCTCCTGCGGGTTCGTGTCCAGTTCGGTCAGGCTGGTGCGCCGGGTGGCGAAGCGCCAGGTGTGACGCTCGAGCAGTTCGTCGCGCGCGATGGGGTAGAACTGCGCGCAGGCGTCGGCCTCGCGCGTGCCGTCGGGCGGGTCGATCGCAGAGATGACGCCGGCCTTGCCCAGGTGGGCGAGGGCCAGGTTGCAGATGCTGACGACGCTTGCCACGATGCCCCCTCAAAAAGAACGGCGCCCGCAGGCGCCGCGAAGAACATCCACCTGCACGGAGAATGCTCAGACTTCGTTCGGGTCGGTCGATCGGACGGCGGGCTTGCCGTGGCGCTTGGGGCCCGCTGCCGCTTCGACCGCACGCCGCATCTTCAGGTCGGCGCGCTCCGCATCGGCCCGCAGCTGCTCGGCGTTGTTCACCGAGGCGGGCACGACCCACTTGGGCAGGACGGGTTCGCCGTCCTTGCCCCGCTTCATGGCCGACTCGGGGAGGTCGAACTCGGTGCCCGGGCGGACCCGGGAACCGTTGACGACACCGAGCTCCTTCGCGATCACGCGCATCGGTTAGATGCCGTTCGCGTAGGCCTTGTACTTCGCGAAGTGCGGCGTGAGGTAGGCGCTCACGGCGCCGGCGGTCAGCGCCGCGGTGCCGGTCGTCTGCAGCACGCCGAGGTAGCGCTCGTAGGCCGTGCCCTCGCGCGGCATCTTCACCGCGACGGCGACGTAGCCGGCGACGAGCGTCGCCTTGCCGATCGCGGCGCTGGTGAAGTGCGCGCTGGCCGAGCCGTCGGTGGCGATCGCCGCCTGGGCGTCGGACGCCAGCGTGAATGCGACCGTGGCCGCGCCGGCCGAGGTGACGGCGGTGTCGACCTGGACGACGAAGTAGAGCTCGTCCACGTTGCCGAGGTCGCGCACGACCGAGGTGTCCATCACGTCGCCGATCAGGTAGATGCCGGCCGCGCCGGTGTTCAGGCTGGTGGCGTCGCAGAATTCCGCGCGTTCGTCGAGGATCATGGTGTTCTCCTTCAGGGTTCTCGGGGGCCGGCTTACGAGACGACCGACTCGGTGTTGACGAGCGAGTCGCAGCGCCGCACCGGGATGCCGTCGAAGGCGATCACCTTCTTGCCGGCGATCGTGTCGAACGTCAGGTTGTTCGCGGCCTTGTCGAGGATGCACTGGCGCAGCATCGCGCGCACGGTGCGGTTCGCGTAGAAGACCGGGCGGCCGACGTTCAGGCTCGGCACCCAGTCGAGCGCCTTGGTCATCAGGCGCAGGATCGAGGTCGAGGCGCTGATCGCCTGCGTGGTCGACAGGGCGAGCAGGTCGGAGACGTCGATGTTCGGGATGCGGACGATGTAGCGCCAGTCGCGCACGGACACGCCGCAGTCCCAGGAGTAGTGCGAGCGGTAGGCCTGCATGCGGCCGCCGGCGCCGTCGATCGACTCGATCGTGACCTCGCCCATGTCCTTGAACTGCAGGCCGCCGGGCACGCCCTTCGGGTAGATGCAGTGCGCCGTGGTCGGGCCCCACACCACCAGCCAGATCGAGGTGTTGTCCGAGCCCGAACCGCCGGCCGAGAAGATGTTCTCGCCGTTCTCCGCGGTCGTGGAGTTGAAGCGCGGCGCGAGGCCGGTGAACTCTTCCGGCGCCGTGCCTTCGTTGCCGTAGAAGAGGGTCGAGGCGAACTCCTGGTTCATGCCCTCGAGGTGCGCCATGTCCTCGGTCATGCGGAACGCGGCGGTGTTGCCGTTCAGGTCGGCGAGCTTCTTGTCGACCTCGGCGTAGGCCTCGAGCATGCCCATCGAGTCGGTCACGCGCACGGTCGTGCTCTTGGCCGGTTGCACGCCGCCGTAGAGCTTGCGCCAGGTCGGCGTCGGCAGGCCGGTGCGGATCGTGGTCGTGTGGCCGGTGGCCTCGTTGGCCTCGACCCACACAGCGTCGTCGATGATCTCGTTCGTGAGGTTGAGGATCTCGACGATCTTCGCGACGTTGCCGTCGCAGTCGGTGCGCGTCTTGACGTCGAGGAGGGTCGGATGGGTGACGGCGAGGGTAGCCATGGTGCGCGCTCCTTATTGCTTGTGGTTCGACTTGTCGTAGTTGAGGAAGATCCCGCCAGTGGCGGGCGGTGCCTTGCCGCCGGCGACCAGCTTGTCTTCGCTGATCGCCTGCCCTACTTTCCAGAACAGGCGGATCACCTCGGGGTGATTGCCCAGTTGCGTGTCGCGCAGGAGCGCCTTCAGGCCGTCGCTCGCGAACGTCGCGATCGCCTTCTGCGCGATGCCGAGGTTCGCCTCGAGGTTCGCGCCGCCGTACTCCTGGTCGTTCTTCGCCGTGGCGACCCACTCCTTCTGCGCCGCCTCGACCTTCGTCTTCATGTCGGCCGACACCTTCGCGGCCAGCTTCGCGCCCACGTTCGCGATCTTCTGCGCGCTCGCCTGGTCGAGGTCGAGTTCGCGGGCGTGCGTCTCGAACTCCTTCATCACCTCGGCGTCGAGGGTCGAACCGTCCTCGAACTTGAAGTCGTACTTCTCCGGGGCCTTCTTCGCCGCCGGGGCGGGAGCCGGTGCAGGCGCGGGTGCGGGAGGCGCTGCGGGAGCCGGGGCCGCTGCCGCCGGTTCGCTCTTCGTGGAATCCGCCGCCGCTGCCGCCACCGCGTTCGTCACGTCGCTCATGTGCCCCGGTTCTCCTTGACCATCAAACCGTACTCTCGAAGGCAGTGCTGGTGGATCGCGTCCATCAGCATCAGCCCCTGGTTTCGTCCGCCCTCGGCGAACGCCGTGCTGTGCGTCTGCTCACCCGCGAACGACAGGCGGAACACGCCGGTCTGCTCGAGCAGGTGCCACATGAAGCGGCGGCCGTACATCTCGCCCATCAACCGCTTCAGGTCCGCCTGAAAGAGCCGGGCCTTCTTCGCCAACTCCTCCTTTCGTCCCTCGAGCGCTTCAAGCGCTGCGCTGACGTCGGTCGGGTTGTCGGTACTCATTGACGCGAACAGTAGACGATGCCCGCGGCGTCAAGCGTGCGGCCTACCGCCGAGCGCGCCGGCGGGCCCTCACGATGTAGTCGACGACGGTGCGAAGGAGCGACCCCCACCAACTGCCGGCGGTATGCCCTTTCCAGTTCCCGAACCAACTCACGTCGCGTCGCGCCCGGTGATCGTGCGCGTGCCGCTGGCGTAGGTGGCGGTGATGCGGTCGGTGTTCCCGTCGATCGACTTGAACACCGGCGCCGATCCCTCGAGGCCGCTCGCGTCGCCCTGGGCGACGGCGGCGAGGAGGCGCAGGATCTCGGCCGCGGTGTACCCGGATTCGATTACCTCGGTCCACGGGTTAGACGCGCTGCCGGCGTCGTTCAGCTTCTCGCCCATCGTGCCCACGTCGTTGAAGCTGGCCGCTACGGCGTTCCACACGGCAGCGGCGAGCGACTCGGGGGAGAGCTCCGTGTAGGGAGTGATCTCGCCCGACATCCAGAGCTTGCCCTTCAGGTCGGCGCTCGCGCTGCCGCTGCCCGCCGCGGCGCCCACGAGGCCCGCCAGCACCTTCAAAGCCCCGGTCACGGAGGCGGCGCCCGCGGCCGTGCCGACGAGGTTCACGGTGCCGACGAGCGCGCCGGTCGCGGCGCCGACGCCCGCCGCGGAGGCCGTGAGCCCCACCACCGACGACAGCGCCGCCGTGATGGACGCGATGCCCTCCGCGCTCGCCACGAGGTTGATGCCCTGCGAAATCGTGGCGGTGGCCGACGCCGTGCCGCGCGCCGTGTTCGTTGCGCCGATGCCCCCGGGCTTGGGTGCTTGGTGCCAGGCGTACTGACCCGCGTACCCGTTGTTCCACGCGCTTTTGTTAGTCTCCCCGGTGACGACGTGGTCGCCGCAGTAAAACTTCGGGAAGTGCACCGCCTTGAACTGCGCGTGCGGATTCGTGAACGCGATCCCCCACTCGGAGATCGTGTTCCGGTTCTGCTGCGCGTAGTTGGCGAGGAGCATCAGTTCCAGACGAAGTTGAGGTAGCCCGAGAACGCGCTCGAGGCCGGCGTCGCCGCGCCCGAGCCCCACAGCCAGTAGAGCGCCGCACCGTCGTACACCCGCGGCATCGAGGGCAGGCCGAAGACGAAGTTCTGCTCGGCGGCGAGGCCAAGGGTAGACAGCGGGAACTGCGCGAGCTCCTTCACGAGCGCCACGCTGTATTCGCCCGACACGTAGGACACCGAGTTCTGGATGGTGTTCACCTCGGCGATGCCCGCGTCGCCGGCCTGCAACGGCACGTTGTAGTTGTACTTGCCGGTGCCGGTGGCGCCGGTGTAGAGGATGTGCGAGTTGGACGCCGCGGTCTTGCCGATCGGCAGCACCGTGGGCGTCGCGCGCGAAGTCGCCTGCGCGCTGTTCGTGTAGCCGAGCGACAGGTTCGGCGTCGCCGCGCCCATCGCGGTGGCGTT